CAGGCGGAACAGACTCACGCCGTAAACACAGTAAACGACCGCCTTTATGCGCCGACCTAGCCGACGCGTACGCCGAATCAATCGCCAGCGGCAGCGCCGTCGCAAACTTGCGGATCGTTGATTCGTGCAAGCGCTACTTGGCGGAGCGCAAGTCGCCAGGTGCGCACGATGTGTGGTGGGACGAACCCCGCGCCGAGGAAGCTCGAGCGTTCGCACGCAAGTGCGGCCAGGGCGTGGAGGAAGGTGCCGGTACTCCGCTTGAATGGATGCCGTGGCAATGCCTGGTGGCGATGATCCTCCTCGCCAGGCGGCGGGTGGTGTCCAAGGTGAAGACCGACACGCCCGCGACCAAGGCGCTGCTGCTGGTGGTAGCACGTGGCAACGGGAAGACCGAGTTCGCGGCCTCGATGATTATGGCGGCGATGCGCAATGGATCGCAAGCGCTTGAGTTCTCATCTGTCGCGCCCGATGGTCGGCTTGCACAGAAGACTTTCGAGCGCATGGCGACCATGTGCCGCACCCTAGCGCTCGATGACAGCGACAAAGACGAGCAGGGGTGGCGATCCTCGGGCGGCTCGACGCCGGCGCACCCAGGCAAAGTGGTGCACGGTGGAAACCGATACATCTCTTTGCCATGCACGGATCGCGCCCTCGACGGTTTGACAAGTCGACTCACGATCGCGGACGAATGCTCGCGCATGGACAAGGCGTTCGGGCGCTTGCTCACTGGTCTTGCCAAGTTTGCCACGTCGCAACTGCTGGCGATTACGACGCCCGATCCGGAGCAGAAGACGCGCCCGATTTGGGGCTACTGGCAAGCGTGCGAGGCTGCAATTGCCGACGGAACACCCTATCCAGCAGGGTGGTGGCCCATGATTTACGGCTTAGATACCGAGGATTCGGCGTCAGATCCTGCTGTTTGGGCGAAGGCGCACCCTGGTTTAGGCACGATTGTCGACCCGACGCAGTTGCAATTGGCTGCGCAAACGATGCTAAACACGGGCGATCCGGTGCAGATTGCCGAGTTTGAGACGCAGTTGGCGTGCAGATATCACACGATTGCGACGTCCGATGTCGATACCGCAATCTTGGAACGGCAGTTTGAGGAGGTTGATTGGACGCGATTGCGCGGACAGCCGGCGGTGATTGCGATTGACCTGAGCCGCGGTGGCTACGGCCCGCAGCTCGACCTGACCGCCATGACCTTGATGGTGGTGGATGGCAAGATGATTCGCGGCCGCAACGTGTGCTGGTGGGCGGGCGTGGACATCGCACTAGACGAGAAGAAATGCAAGAACCCATTGCAGCAATGGATTCAAGCAGGGCACTTGCGGCGTATGCCTGGTGAGTGGCAGGACATGAGCGTGGTCGAGGCAGAGTTAGAGAACATGATCGCCACTTACGACGTTCGGAAGATCGGAGTCGACCCGCATCCGGCGCAAGCGCGTGACATTAAGCGATGGATTGACCGCGGATGGCCCATCGTCACGGTAGACCAGTCGATCCGCACGATGGCACCGGCTTGGAAATGCTGGGCAGACCTCCTGAAAAGTAGGCAATTAACCTACAACAACGACCCCGTTTTGGTGTCTGGACTCAACCAAATCACCCTGATTTCAGACAATGTTGGCAACATCCGGCCGGTAAAGGGACGCGGCGGCAAGGGCAACATGGACGTCATCGTCTCCGGCAACATGGCAGCGCTGCTGATGGAGCATCACCAGGTGCGCGAGGCAACCGGACTGAGTACGAGCAGTTGTCCAATCGGTTAAGAGTGCAAGTCTAAAATAATCGCTTGACAACGCGAGGCACATTTGTTCCATGCTCTGAGTGAGCATCTTCGCCAGGTTCATGGGATTCAGAAGCGCCACGGTCGTCTACGCACGGCCGGAGCCGCTAGCCGCACCGGCTATATCGTCCCTCCCTGCGGTCGTTCGAGCGATTCAATTGATCTCGGCAGACCTTGCACGGCTGCCGTTCCACGTCGTTGATAGCGACGGTCAATTGGTCGACTCGCCGATTACACAACTGATGAGCCGCGACGCCTCGCGCTGGCAGTCAGGCTACGAGTTCCGACGCTACATCACCGCGTGCGCCCTTGAATCGGGCAACGGTGTCGCGCTGATTCGGCGCGACAATTCGGGCACTGTTGCGGAACTGCAACCGATGCCGACAAACGCGATCAGTTCGGAAATGACCGAAGACGGCGTGATCTACAAGCTTGCCGGTACGACGTTGTCCTCTGACCAGGTGCTGCATCTTGGTTGCTACCCGGATCCACTGCGCCCGGATTGGTTCATTGGGCCACTAGATGCAGCACGGGCAGCGTTTAATCTGGCCGCAGACCAGGACGCAGCGCACTCGGCGCTCATCAAAAGTGGCGGGAAGATCAGCATTAGCCACCCGGGCGCGATGTCCGATCAGACGGTGCAAGCCATCCGAGACGCCTGGCAGACGATGCACTCGACGCCTGAAGGTGCGTCGCGCCCGTTGATCTTGCGCGAGGGCATGAAGGCCGAGAAGATCAGCGAAAGCACCAGCAATGTGCTTGAGTCGCGCCGGTTCTCCATTCAGGAAGTGGCGCGCGCCTTTGGCATTCCTCCTGAAATGCTTTACCAGCAGGGGGGCGGGGCGCTCTCCTCACAATCCGAAACAGCACGCGCCTACGTTGACGGCGCACTCGCCCAATGGGTGACAGCGTGGGAGTCGGAGATCACGCGAAAACTCTGCGGGCCCGGCGAACACGCGAGACTCGATACCGACGTCCTGCTCCGCGGCAATATGCGCGATGCTGGCATGGCGCTGTCGAAACTTGTCCTCGCCGGGATCCTCTCACCGAACGACGGTCGCAAGCGAATGGGGCTTCCCCCTTTGGAGGGCGATCAGTTCGAGATTCCAAGTGTGTCGATGCCGGGCGGCATGAGCGCCACGCAAGGCGACAACGCGGCCGGCAACATGGACGCAGGAGAAGACAATGCTTGAGATTCGCACAGCCAAACTAGCCATGACGGGCGACAAGATCGGCGGCTACGCCTCGGTCTATGACGCCCCGAGCCACCCGCTGACCTTCCGCGGCATCAATGGCGGCAAGCCATTTACCGAACGTGTGGCTCGCGGCGCGTTCGATTCGTCCCTCGGCAACAACATCTCGCTGCTTGTCGGTCACGATTCGCGCGACCTCTTGGCAAACACCAAGAGCGGACTGCTGCAATTGCGCAGCGATCAGCACGGCCTGGCGTTTGAAGTAACTCTGCCCGACACTCAACGCGCTAAAGACGTCCGATCACTCGTCGACGCTGGCGTGTTTTCTGAGATGTCTTTTGGCTTCCAAGTCATCGCCGACAGTTGGGTCGGCAACACTCGCACTCTCTCGCAAGTGGCCTTGCGAGAAATCAGTTTGGTCGAAACCGGCGCGTATCCGCAGAGTCGCGTCGAGGCAAGACACCTTTCCTCGGGCCTTGCCCGTCTTCGTCTGCGTCTAAGGATGCCGCTATGAAACTTTCAGAAATGTTTGAGACCCGTAAAGCGCTTGTAACCGAGCGCGATTCCATTCTCGCACAAGATTCCATGACCGTCGAGGTTGAAGCTCGCGGCCACGAAGTCGCTAACGAACTCGGCAAGCTCGATGCAGAGATCCGCGCAGCGCAAGTGCGCGAGCGTTTCGCTTCATCGTCTGCTATTGAGAACATCGGTAAGAAGGCCGAAGAACGCTCAATGGACATCCGCGCTTCCAAGAAGTACGAAGAGCAGTTCGTTAACTACCTCCGCACCGGCCAGATGCCCGAGCAGCGCGAACTGATCTCGACCGCGTCAAGTTCGATCCTGATTCCTAAGGTCTACCAAGACGCTGTTCTCAAGTACCTCGATGCCAACAGCATCATGCGTAACATCGCAGACCTCCGCACTGGCGTTCAGGGTTACCAAACCTTGCGCTTCAGCACGCTGAAGACTGCGGACTACACCTCTGCCTGGACGCAAGCCGACACCGGCACGGTTGCTGCAACCGCTGCTGATCCGCTGTTCAAGGAAGTGCCTCTTGCACCGATCCCATGCTTGCCTAAGACCGAAGTGAGTCAGCAACTTATTCTGCAATCGGACGCCGGATTTAACGTGGAAATGGAAGTCACCGAGCATCTCCAGCGTCAGCTGCTCAAGAATTTGGAGTGGGGCTACGTGGCTGGTTCCGGAACCAATGCACCGACGGGCATCTTTACCGTCAAAGCATCGACCGGCGTCACCACCGATATCAACATCACCACAGCAACAAGCACCGGCACAACTCGCGCCCTTGCAATTACTGCCGGTGCAACCGTTGCGAAGTTGTCTGAAATGCGCTACACGAAGTTGCCAGCAGCGTATTGGGGATCCGCTTCCTGGATCCTGCCGCAAGACACGTACGCAGCGATTGCCGGTCTGCTCGTAAACGGTGTTCCAATCTTTGTTCCAAGTGCAGACGCCGCGCTTGTTGGTGCTGCTCCGTTCACGCTGATGGGTCTTCCGGTGTACATCACCGAATACCTCCCAGCGCACGTGTCAACCGGCACCACTGGTAAGAACTGCATCGCAGTCTTGGGCAACATCTCCGAGTCATTCGCCATCCGCGAGTGGGGCCCGGGAATGTCCATCACCCGCGACGAGTTCTCGTTGTCCGGTACTGCGCGTATTCGTTACCAGGGAATGCAGTTCGCTAACTCCGACTTCACCCGCGTCAACGCGCTGGTGCAGTTGCAAGTCACGAACGCCTGATTCTGATCCTCTCATCCTTTGGGTGGGTGGGGCTTCGGCTCCACCCCCCCTCAGCGAGGAACCATGGCTCTAGACCTAGCAAAGTTCAGAAGTTGGGCCAGAGTCCCGCACACGGAGGATGACCCGGCTATTGGCATTGCTTGGTCTGCCGCCGTACGCGAACTTGAAGAGCGCACCGGGTGGTGCGTGGAGAGTGTCACCAGGACGCAGTGGGTGCCCTCAGCGCCCTTGACGATCTACGGCGGTCTGTACCTCCGTCTTGAGCGCCAAGGCGATCTGGCGGGCACTACGGCCGTCTACAGCGACAGCACGACGGTGCCGCTCACCGGCACGTGCTCCAAGATCCAAATCAATGGCCTGGTCTACGTCGATATGGAAATTGACAACTTGACCTACCCAGTGACCCTGACCGTGACGGCCGGGAACGCAGCGCTCAACCCGCTGCTAGAGATGGCGCTCCTCCAGCGCGTGGCGCACCATGTTGCAAGCCGCGGCGATGACACGGTAGCCCTGGACTCGACCTACTGGGATAGGGTGACATCAATGATGGGCAAAGGAATAGCGTAAGTGGCTGGGCACGTTCCATCCGGGATGATGCGCCTCGTCATGACGGCGCAGAACCCAGTAGCCACGCTCGACGCGTTCGGCCAGGCTTCTGAGTCTTGGCTCTCGTTCGCCAACATCCCGGTGCACATTGAGAACGCCAACACGGAAGAGACAATGGATGACGGCGGTTCAAGCGTGCGCACTGATTGGCGCATCCTCGCTGCTTTCCACCCGTCGGTGACTACCCGCTCCAGGCTGCTGCTCGTGGACAACGGCACTACGCGCACGTTCTTTATCAAGGGCTGCTGGGATCGGGATCAGAAGCGCCGGCGACTAGAGATCAATGCCGTAGAGGTGACAGAATGAGGTTCCATGATCGATACATGGGCTCGACTCGTCGCGGCAGCAGCGGTTCTGTGACCACCGGAAGTTCCGTGCGCATCACTATCGATACAGATGAAGTGACCAAGACATTGGCGCGGCTTTCGCCCATGCTGAACGAAGCAGTGCGCAAAAAGGCAATCCGTAAGGGCTTTAAGCCGTTTGTAGCAAACCTTAAAGCGGTGCTGGTAAATGCGCCCTACATCCGTAGCGGAAAGAACACGCATCGCAAAGCAATCGGATCCGCTACTCGCGTCAGTTCGCCCAAGCGAATGGGCCCTGCCGGCGCACCGATCCGCGCCGAGCTCGGGGTGCAACTTGGCAAGAAGGGCGGAGCACGCGCACGCGGCCGGCAGTTTGTGTTTCCCTGGACGGAGAACGGATTCGTGCACAAGCACTCCGGACGCATGATCCCAGGTAATCACTACGGCGAGATGTGGGGCAAGGCGAACGTAGCGAGGATCATGCAAGCGATCAGTTCCGAGATTCTGATTGAGGCTCGAAAGATCCTCGGAATAGGGAATACCAGTGTCCCTAAGTAATATTCAACGCGCTGTGCAAGTTGCGTTAGAAATAAATGGTGACGCATTTTCCGGTGTACGCCAAGCAGGCGCTGCAACACCGTGTTACGTTTACGAGATTACCAGCGCTTCAATTGATGTGGCGGTATCAGGCATTCCAACCTTGTGCCATTGGACAATGACCGTGCAAGTCGAAGCCATAGCGGACACGGTTGAACAGTGCCTCAAACTCGTTGACTATGTCCGCGACGCATTCAAGTTGCCAATTACCAACGCCACCTACGACTGCGTGATGGTGCTGTCGGCGTTCAGCGTGACCATGAGTACAGAATCAATCGATGACGGCAAGACCGATGCGGAGCGCATTGGCACTATTCAACTTGAACTACTTGTACAGGAGACCACCTAATGGCAATCACTCCCGGATACGGCGGGTCGCTTTCACTTAACTTTGGCACTGCCGCAACTTACTTTGCAAAAAATGTGACTTTTAGCCACTCGCGCACGTCGCTCGATGCAACAAGTCTTTCGGACTTTGTTGAGAAGCGAATGCCTGGCCGCATTCAGCGCAGCGCCACCTTTGACTGCATGGCAGATTCCACTCTTGACGTCGCGATCCGTAGTCACATGAACCCAACAACCGTTGCTCTAGCTCAAGGAGCATCAGTGACGTTTACTTACACGGATAAGGGCTCACTGGCTTACCAGCTAACCGGACACATCACCAGCGCCACGCGCACTGATGACGGCTCTGGCCCTGGTATGTGGTCAATTACGGTTGAGGAGGCTTAATGCCGTTCGATCTCTCATCCATCTCACCAAAGCCGCGGCGCGTCGACGTGCCAGGTGTTGGCGTCATTATGGTGCGTGAGCCCACAATGGCGGATTACACCCGCGCGGCCGCTGATCCCTACTGGTGGGCGGCGTGTTTGTCCTGCATCGATGGCACTGCATTCGTGCACAACCATGCAGAGATGGCAAACGTGCGGGCCGACATCTGCTCGGCTTTGCTGGAGGAGATCAACCGGGAACGTTTTACGACGCCGCCGAACGGCGGCTCTGGAGAATCGCAGACGCAGAGCAACGCATGAACATGAGCGGACTCATTGCCAAGACGGAACTGACCACTCTGGAGCGGTGCGAGTGGCTGCTTACGGCCCTGGTGTGCAACGCTGTCGGGCAGAAGCCACAACGCTGCATTCCGTGGTTGAAGAAGGAGACCTATGGCAGATAAGAGCATGAAGGCTGTCATTCGCGCTGAAGTGGATCCGTCCGGCGTCATTAAGGGCGTCGCTGCGACCAATCGCGAACTGGCCAAGTTAAACAGCAAGACCAGCGCTATTGCTGTCGGTGCGTCGTTCAACATGGCGCAGCAGGGCTTCCAGATGCTCATGGGCGCGTTCCGCATTATGGATCGGCGCATGACTGAGATGGCGCAAATGTCTACGCGGTTCTCGCCTGAAGCCCAGCGCGGAGTAATGGAAACGCAGATTGCCAAGATCAACCAAGAGATTGAAATGGCCAAGGCATACGGCCTTGATGTTGCGGGTGTTGAACGCGCTAAACGGCAAGGCATTACCGAACAAACTCAAAGCGCTGTCAAGGCATCGGGCAGTGGGCAATTGGCGTTTACCGAATCTATCAAGCAATCCGGTGAAACGATGATGAACAAAATGATTGATCAGTTGATCATGACTTTTGCTGATCCGTCCAAGAAATTCAGCAAGGAGAATTTGACGGACGTATTGGGAATGTTTGGAACAGGTCTTGGCACATCCGGTCAAGAGGCGACCAAGGGCATGAGCGACAACCCGCGGCGCGACGAGGAAGTCCTGCGCCAAATCCATAGGACTTTGAAAGGTGGCTCTTAATGGCTCCGAGTTTTACGTTTGTTGAAAAGGCAAACAGCCGCAGTTATTCGTTAGTGGCAACGCCTGGTGAATCGTTTGTCACCATTCAATACTTGATGACGGCATCCGGAACTGCCTCTGAAGCAGATATTCGTGGAGCTGCTGGAGTGCCACTAAATCGCATTTCATCGACGATCTACTCTGGTGACCCGTATTTGAAAACGATGGTCATCCGTGAAGTAAACATTGAGCCGATACGAGAACGGCAGAACGCGTGGATCGTCACGCATCGAGCAAGCACTCGTAACGCGTATCCGGGGGCGAACTCAACTGGCGCGTATTGCACCTGCACCCGCGCTACCGTTGTTCGATCAACTGCGATGTATCGGAAAAATGCTACGTTCCCAACAGATGGCACAGTTGCGTTTGCTTCAGGTGCAGACATTGCTGGCGACAAAGTCGACACCAACGGCAAACCAAAGGTGTACGACGTACCTCAGCAACTAGTCACTATTGAAACTCAATACGACCGGACGCTCCCGCAAGGTTCGCCCGCCGCTGAACCACTGTGGGCTACCTACACCTCGTACGTCGGCAACCGCAATAGCGCTGAGTTCCTTGGTTTCCCAATCGGAACACTGCTTTACCAAGGCTTTCAGACTGCACCGGAAGACAATTACTACCGGATGAGCCATACTTTCTTGTACGACGCCTGGTACCACCTTGACCAAATCCCTGCGCCAAATCCAACTGGCGAACCAGTCTTAGTTGCTGGAGTCACGATCGGTGATATCCCAATTCTGCAAGTCGACAAAGTGGTTTTCCTGCAACGGTACGACACGCTCTCCGCGTTCTCCGGCATCCTCGCAGCAGCAGACCTGACCGCGTTGACTAGTCCGAAACCACTGGCAGTTGCATAATGGCTTGGCAGAACCCCATCTTCCAAGGAAACCTTTACGGCGGCCTCACCAGGTTCGCTATGAACGGTTTCGCGCAGACTCAACGGGTGGCTACTGCTAACGCGGCCGGTATCAAGTTTGCCCAGGGTGAAGCGTTTGCCAAGGCGCCTACGAAGTCTGTCTTAGTCACACTGGAGTCTGCCACGCTCTACACGGCAAACAGATGGACCTACGCGGTCAAGATCTTCTTCCCAACGCCGCTAGCCGGTGGCGGCATCACAGTACCGACTAACGACAAAAGCGGGACTTATGCCACCGCAATCAACTTGCGTGAGTTTCACAACACTTCAACGCTTGTCGATGGCATGAACATCTCTACGGCTCCGGCGGCGACAGTCGGCCCAGTGGGATCTATTTACAGCACTAATACAAGTTCATGGCCAACCTCACAGCTAAGCGCCAAGGTCGAGCTGCACGTCTGCCACGATAGTTCCGGCGCCGTCTTTGCCTACTTTGACCGACCAAACCCAATGAGGTGTACTTGATGGCTAATCTCACGCTCGTCACTCCCATTCCGCCGCAAGTCATCTGCAAGGGTGAGGTGTTCGCGGTATCGATGCACGTCCACGATGACGGATCCAATTTCCACTGGACGAACGCAGGATTCACACCCAAGGGCTACATCACCGTGGGCACGGTCACCCTGCAAGGCACTGGCGCTGTAGTCAACGCTGGCGGCGGCACGGCCACCGTGTCCTGGACTGCGGTGCAGACGCTGACCGTAGACGCCAATGCATGGGGCACCATCGTCCTTTACGCCGACCCGACATCCGGCAGCGAGAACCGGCACATCGCAACCATCTTCGCACGCATCACAGCAGAAAGCATTCCATAATGTTTACATCGTTCTTTCAGAAAGCAATGTTGTCGGGGACATTTGTGCCCGGCATTTATGGCAGTCGCAACGCAGCGGGATTCGTCCTCGATGCCGTTCTAAATAATGAAAGCCTCGATTGCCTTTGGATTGGCGATAGCAACACGGGATATAACGGGTGGGGGTGGTGTGACGGATTCCAGCACGGGCTTTGGCAAGCTGGCTCAAATATGTACGGCTCAATGCTTTGGTTCCCTTGGAATTCGCAAGCAGCCATGGGATACCGATCTCAGACGTTTTCATCCTTTAGTGCTAATACTGCAACAGGATTGGTTGCCGGAACAGGCGGCAGCAGTGGGGCAAATGCAGGTCTAAAATCAACCTATAGCGTTGGTGGTGGACAACTGACAATCCAAGGAACTGCCGGAACTTCGCCTGATTTTGTGGATGTTCCCAATGCTGGAAGAACGTCCAGTGACTCATACAGCGAAACGTCACTTTGGATGTACATGCGAAACATCCAAACCGGATCAGAAAGTGCAATCAATGAGTGCGTTCCTGAACCGATGCCAATCGGATTTAATGACAGCCTCACGTTCCGAGCGCAAGTAAATTTGAGAAACACCGGAGTGCAGAAGTTCACATCACGTTGGGCAAACACAAGCGGCTCACTTAATGATGGAGCAAATACAACTGCTGTCTCGGCATCTACAACGGCGTGGACAACCTATACACATAACATTCCAGCCGGTTCTCGCTTTGTATATCCGGTTCAATCAAATTCTCCAACACTAGTTGCACAGAACGTTATTAAAGTGGCTTTGGACGGAAGTGGTGTGGGTGGGATTTATGCCATTCAGGCTGGTACTTCGCTTGGAATTTGTAGCGTGTACCGACCATCTACTATCGGTAGTTCGTGTTCGATCATGGAGTATCGAGGAGGCGCAAAACTGTCAGATCTTGCTTCTGACATTTCATTGGCAGCAACTGGGTTCTGCAATATGCTTCTCAAGGAAACACGGGAACGCCAAATTGCTGCGGGTGGTACTGGTCGAGTTTTGATCTGCATTCAGGGTGGCGTTAATAGCGGTGATACTCCAGCAGCAGCCGTTGCGGCTGTTGAAAGCATGAAGACAAGTTTGAAAGCGCAATGGGCAGCACTTGGATACCCGGCAACCGATTTGTATTTCTTGTTTATGGTGAGTCACCCGGTCGATGCTGGTGATGCTACATTGACCGCGTTGCGGTCTTACGCAAAGACTTACTACACAGAAAGTGCAGATACGTTATTTGTTGACCTCAATGAGATTGCACCGTATGAAAAAATCCTTTCAAATAATTGGTATGCCTACGATGGCAATTCCCATCTTGATGAAGCCACCCGTGGATACGAAGCAATCAGCAGCGCCATTGTGATGCGCCTTTGTAGGTACGCAATTTCGTGATCTACCTCGCCGTCATCGTCCTGCTGCTCACCGGCTGTGCATCGAGCACGGCGGCGATCTCGCAGAGTGCCAACACTTCGCGAGAGGCGGCGACGTCGGCACGCTCCCACCTGGCGAAAGCCAACGCGGAGCTCGAGCGCATCGAGGCGCTTGCCGCAGAGATCTCGGCACGGATCCCGTACGTCTCTGATGATGTTCCTGCGATTTACTCGACGCTCCAGTATGTATCAATCGCAGTGGTGGCCGCTGTGATTGGAGCACTTATCTACACCTACATACCACGAGGCCGCTGATGCTTACGACTGCCCAATATACGACCTGGCTCTTAGGACTTGTAATTCTCACCTTCGCTGCCGGGTGCAGTGTTGGCTCAACCTTCCGCCGCACCCGCATTTCAACAAAGGCTTCCAATGCTCAACCTCGCAAGCGCTGAATCGTTCTTAGGGTCTATCTTCTTCGCCACTACTTTGGGCCTCATCGGTGCCCTGGCAGGGTACTTTTGGTGCCGCAGTAAGGGCAATAAATGAGCCGACGGCGCTGTTGTTGCGGTGGGTCAAATCTCTTTTGTTCGTGTCCCACAAACGCAAGCGGTTACGTTGGTACTGCGTGCCAATGCACTCTGCTCAATTGCGATAGCCCGCCAGCAGGGCTTGCGGGTTGTTGCACGCAAGTCTTTAGCATTTCGGCTACGTGCAGTGGGATGCTTTATGCGCAAAATGCCCACTGCGTTTTTAACGCTGGGGACAGTACTACTGTTGCAATGATCCCAGACATATGGGCTCCGGCTACTCCAGCAGCTTGCGTTGTTTGTTCGGGAACTGGGGTATGTACTACAGGTACAACAGCAGACGATTGGGTCAATTTCCAAACAAACTACCCGTGCCGTTCTTTTCCTATCACTCCATACATGATTAACCGGTGGACGGCAACACCTACAAACTGCACGTTTACGGGGCCAATTCCTTGGGCGCAAAGATACGCGCCGACCACTTGCGTGGACGCAAACTTTTGTTGGGTAAATGCTTACATGGAATCCTTTGTGCCAACTTTGTATCACGGCACTTATAGCGCCACATTCAAATGGCAAGTCATCGGCACTAATTCCCGCCGCCCGACGGTTTGCAATTCGTCAAACTACAATTCAGTCAACATCACAAAATTGTCATCGTCTTCCAATTGCGGTATGGATATCACTTCGTTTGAAGTTGTTTGCAAGACCATTGACGGCCAGGCGTATTTCATTGTGCAGTTGGCTTGGACACCTTTGATGGACGTCACAATTACGGGCCCTGGCTTTGGCGGGAATGCATGCTCCGGGCCGACGCCGCCGTCTGCAATTAACCAATCCAATTTAACGTATGGCACTGGCTTTACTACAGGCGGCTTTGGGCCCATCGGTTGTGGAAGTGTCCCCATTGCAACCGTGTTTGTTCGGTATCGCATTCCAGTCGGAGCGCCTGGAGATCAACCATGCGGTATTCGCCCTGGCAGTTACGCGCCGTACGAACTTTTTGACCCTGCAAACAATTTCCATATTTCAACGTTGGGCGCGTTCCCATCGCTAACCGTTTCATGATTATTAACATTAATTACGCCTTTGGCGAAGTCGCCCGCACCCGATGCTTTGAAATTCAAACCGATGGGGAATTGTCTCCTGTTGAATGCCCTAGTTTTGAACCCAAGCAATTCGACGCAATCGTCAACCCGTTGCGGGTTGGTCTTGGCGACGTGGTCGCCGGTGCCACAACTGCTGTCGGCATCAAGCCTTGCGGCGGGTGCGCTCGGCGTAAAGCCGCCATGAACAAGGCAACGCCAGGGTGGGTATCCACAATTCTGTTGCGAAGTTCCCAACTGGTCGATAGACTCAAAGCACGCGTATGGAAGCGCTAACGGGAGCCACGATGGCTCCGAGCGTCGCCAGCGCAATGCTTTGAGAGGAGCATTCAATGTTGGATCTACTGCTAGTTTTGTCGGGCTGTTTCAGCATGGGGGTGTTTATGTTGCTGCTGCTGGATCCAA